TTGCGCACTTCGGAATGCGCAGATTGCGCAGCTACGCGAGATTTGTCAGGTTGCGCAGGGGATTGCCCCCGAGATTTCAAATAGCGACGCGCCGAGTTGTAGTTCAGGCCGCGGCTGTCACACCAGTCTTTCGCACTGATGCCTGTCGCTTCATGCTCTTGCAGGAACTCTGCATTGAGCTGTGCCCAGTCGGTCTTTGCCATTTAGAGAGATAGCTCGCCTTCGACGATGGCATCACCAGGTACAGGCTCATGGGTAGCCGGTACCACGACGGAGACGCCAGTATTCAGGGTGACCAGGGCCTGACTCCCGTCATACTCCCTCACCTGAGTAACAACCCCGGTCACGGTAATGCCATTAACCACCGCATCGCTCCAGTGCATCGAGATAGTCCAGTAGGTCGGCTGTGGATTCCCCAGAAAGACAAACCCCGCCATTAGCGGCGGGGCTCCATGTCAGCCTGGGTGTGGGTGGCGGGCAGTTCGCTGTGTGGCTTGGAGCTGTCTGACAACTGGCCAGAAGCAGCACCGAAACGCTCAGCAAAACGCCCCTGTGGGTCCGCATGATTCTTGTCATGGCTTTCCTGCACCTCCCTTGCCCTCTCCCGCTTAAGCCAACGGCCCAGAAGGGCCGTTAGAATGTCGAGCAGTTGGAGCAAGCTGTTCATGTTATTGCTTCCTGGCTTTCTCAGCCGGCAGGTTCATAGCCAGCTTGTCCAGCACCTTGGTCAGGCCAACCAAGAAGGCCTGCACCTTCCCGATCACCTCATCGTCCCGGGTGGACGGGGTGATGGCCGCGATCTTGGCCAGCCCCTGCACCACCATGGACGCGCCGCCCACTACAGCCATCAGGATGACAATCCAGTTGATGACCACCTCAACGATGTGTTCCATCGCACTCTCCTCTGCTGTTACCGGTTACCCGGCGATATTGGCAAGGCTTGCGCCTATGCCTCGGACCTCGAGAACTCTGCCGCAGCCATCACAGGCAATTCCCCCACAGGCTTCGGCTCACCGGCGGGCCAGCGGTATGCGGTTACCCGAGAGCGAGGAAACGCCTTCACGTTCACCGCGTCCGCTTGGTTGCCGCCCAATACCAGCAGATTGCCAGCCTTGTCCTGCCCCACTACGAACCCAACGTGTCCGCCACCATCCCGGGAGAACACCACTACGCAGCCTGCCACCGGCTTTTCCAGCTTCTCCCCCCAGGAGGCATAGGAACGCGCACCCTCGAACCGGGTGGACTGAATACCGACCCGCTCCAGGCACGCCCCAACAAAGGCGGCACACCACGGGGTTTCATCATCACGGATGCCACCCCGCTTGATGGCCTTCCACATCGCCACGATCTCGGGGTTGTGTTGGGGCCCCTTAATCTCCGTCAACCCGATATGCCTACGGGCTTCATCTACCCAGCGCATTTTCACCATCACTCCCTCCCTCCCATCCAGCCGGTTGCCCGGCGTTCGTACAGCTCCAGTGCTTTCGACCCCATCAAGCCAGCCAGGCCAGCCATGAAGCCGCACAACGGGAGTGGGGCTGCGATGTACCAGCTCAGCAGCATGGTCAACATCCCGGCGAACCCTGACACCACCACCTGCAGCAGCGCCTCAGCCCATCGGAATTTCCTTCCCTCGCGTTTCACCGTCTGTATGTAGGTCACAAGCCCTCCCCATACGCTCAGCCCGCCGAATGCCAGATAGGCGAGCACGCTGTAGTTCTGTGGATCCTTGTCAGGCGTCATCGCCCCTCCAGAAACGACAAAGCCCGCACGAGGCGGGCCAGAAATGAAAAAGGCCAGGGTCACGGAGACTCTGGCCATCTTTGAGCAATACTAACGCCGGGGAGGGGTATATTCAATCACTGCGTCTATTCATGGGGTTGCGCCTGCTCGGCGGCGAACGCTCCGCGCCTAATCCGCCCGCATCTCCCTCACTTGTCGGCCCATGACTTTGGCCAGATCTGACGCCTGGTGGATCACCTCATCAACAGCACGCTCTACGGCCTGCCTCATCTCCTGCCCGAACCGGCGCGACACCAACTCTACGTGTGGCACGACCCGGCCGGTGCCGTGGCACTTCGGGCAGCCGTCACCCTTGCGCGGGCGGATCCCGGTGCCATTGCAGTGCGGGCAGCGCCCTGACTGCATCATCTCGGCGACACAGTGGTCATTGGCCAGGGACAGGATCTCGTTCCGCTCAGCCAGAAGGCGCTGGTACTCGTGATCATTGCCGGACCGGTGGGCGCGCTTGGCCTTCTCCATCACCACGGCGGCCCGGCGGCGCTCCTTGTCATAGTGAGGGTGGCAAAGTACCAGGTGATCCAGCTGCTCAGGCAGCGGGCGGCGCAGCAGGATAGCCATGGCCATGCCACCGGCATCGCTGCTGCCAAGAGTGGCGCTGAAGTGCGTCAGCAGCGACGCAAGGGCTTGTTCATCCCCCAGGTGGTCTGCCATCAGGAACTGGAGCCCCTGGGGGTTGTTCTTTGCAGCAACCTGCAGGGCGCCGATAAACTCGTTCCGGCCCAGAGCATTGAACTGCCTGCCGGCGGCGGGCTCATGGAGCGCCCCCTTCGGCGAGAATAGGCGCAGAGCCATTTCGATAGCATGGGTCATGGATTGGTCCTCTGGTCTGGGTCCTGATTGAAAGCGGCGAGCAGCCAGGCGCGCAACTGGCCGGATTTGATGTGTTCCGGGGTGACTTCCAGCACGGTCCACCCGAGCAAGGTGGCCTCGTTCATCTTGGCCCGGTCCTCTACGAACCCCCTCCCCCTGGTATGCCTGCCGCCTGAGTGGATCCCGCCGTGGACCTCAAGGGCGATCATGCGGGTGGGCCAGGCGTAGTCGAAGCGCCATTTGCGCTTGGGGTGAAACAACAGCTCGGTGGCGGGGTCAGGTAGGCCGACCAGCTGGGTCAGCACCTTGTCGTGCAGGGACATGACCTGCTGGGCCTTGCGCACCTGGTTGGCTGCGGTCCTGACCTTCGGGCTGCTACCCAGTAACCGGGCCGCATCGAGGGCGGTGAGGTGGATCATGCCACCCTCCCGATGGTGTTCTTGCGCAGTTCTGCCACTTCCCGGGCTACCTGCTCCAGCAGGGACTCCTCGCTGCCGTGCTCCTGCTGCCAGGTGCGCGGGGCTGCGTGGAAGCCTGTGGGATAGCAGGCGCGGTGGTGCCGGGGGCAAAGCGGTAGCACCCGGGTGTGCTCGGCGCGCTGGGCCATGCCAGATCCAGAGCGCACATGGTGGATTTCCGCTGGTGTGGTGCCATGCCCGGCATTGCGGCAGGCAATGCAACCCAGGGAGGCGACGTCGGAGAGATGCTGCTTGTCAGCCTTGGTCATCCGCAAACCTCCATGCTCTGCCTTTATGACTGCGATACTCTCCATTGCAGCAGCGGCTAATTGATGATGAATCAAAGCCCTCCCTAACTGCGTCCATGGCAGCTTCATACCGCACTGACTTACCACTTACTAGACAGGTTGATATCACGGCCTTGCTTGTCGGATGCTCACCTGAGAATTTATCGGTGCAACTCCCCGCCTGGCCCAGCACTTCATAACGATGCTTTTGATTCCACGAGTAAGTTGCCCACTCCAAATTTTCAGCCCTATTGTCATCCCTGACACCGTTGATGTGGTTGACAACAAGGCCTGGAGCCATGCCGCTGCAGAACGCCTCAGCAACTATGCGGTGAACGCTAACGCGATGACGCATGGATAAATTAACTTGCAAATATCCAGTGGATTTTGAGAAGAACGGCTTCAGGATCTGGCCTTTGGCAAATCTCTTACCGCCATGAATTGTGTTTACATAGCGACCCTTGGATTTGACGCGACCAAGATTGCTAACCAAATAAGATGGATCATCCGAAATCTCACGCCACAGCTCTTTCATAGAACCTCACTTCGCGCTCTGTGGCGTACGCATATACATATTCAATCAAGCTCGCCATGCGCTTCACGCTCATCCTGGCGGAACTTTCTCTGATGTTGCAGAACTCACCTTCCAAGCCAGGAACGACTTCTGACGGCTGCTTGGTCGCTATAGCGTGGCCAGAAATGAAAAGAATCTTCCACTGCTCAGGTGTCAGTGCTCGACCCATGTAGGAAAGCTGCCTCGACACATCGGCGCACATGGCATGGAACTTCGCACTTTGATCTAGGCTCCGGGTCATCTCCTTGATTTCGATGACCAGGGGCTTGTCCTGGTCAACCGGCAGGCTGGCGACCAGTTGGCTGGCCCGGGCTCGGATTTCAGGGCTGCACAGGAAATACTTGGGGTAGGCGTTCATGCTGCCACCTCAACGATGTCTACGACTCTTTGGAAGAGCCGACCATCAACAGCATCAATCTCAGCCTTCAGCGAATGCACATGCTCCAACTTTGCATTCTTGTACACCCTGAAAGCATGCTCAGGCGTATCGAAGTATCCAAGGTGTCTTTTCCGGCCGTGCGCCGTCAGCTCTGCGCGAAACTTCTGTTTCTCTGAATTAAAATGAACGCCAAGGGGCCAGCGCCCTCTCCCGGCACGGTGATCTACCGTCAAGAGATTGAGCCACTGCGGAACGTAGATGCAGCCTTCTGGGCCATAAATTTTGTTTCCAGGCTTCAAAAGGTCTTTGTCAAGATGCCAGTCTCTGGTGTGGTTTCCTCTCCACCAAAACAGAAAATTGGAAAACAACGTCCACTCCGCGCACACGGTAACATCGGAGTATGTTTTGTGTTTTTGCTTCTCTTTTGGGCTCAATGAGCGCTTGAGAACCCCAGCCCAAGCGGCGTAGGCAGGGTGAGAAACGCGCTGACCATCTATGATTGTTTGCGTGACAAAGGGGGCGTCATTGATGCCCACCCCTAGCAGTGGCTTACGTCGCACTAGCGCACCAGATCTCGGCTTGGAACTTTCTAAAATACCAATGAGATCATATGGATTAACGGTTTCTAACGTAGATTTGGTCATGGTCTAGGCCCTTTGGTTAAACAGCCGGGTGGTCTAGGTACGGCCTGAAACATGTTACGGCGCGATATACCGATTGTCACTGGTTGGCAAGGCCCTCCCCTTCGAAGTTATCCACAACCCCAAATGAGTCACCGCCTCGCAACACCAGCACTGGCGCGGCTCTCAGCCGTGCAGCCTCCTCCGCCACTCGCTCAGGCGTCGCGCCCTGCACCAGCCAATGCCCTGCCCCGCGCTGGCAATCGGTGTGGCCCAGCGCGGCGATCTCGTCGGCCACCTCGAGCTGCATCCGTTCCCCACACCAGCCCCGCACAGCGGAGTAGATCACCACCCGGCAGAACTTCGCAGCCACGACCGCGACGATCACATCAGGATTGAACATGTCAGCAATCCTCCTCGATGCGATAGCGCCGCCCAAAGGCACGGGATATCTCCCGTTCTCTGACCATGCGTTGCTGGCGCTCCCGAGCTGCCAACTCTGGTGGTGTCAACTTCGCCCTGATGCGCATCTCAGCCTCCCACTCTTGCAAGATCTGGCTTGCTGGCACAGCAATAGCGTCCATCAGTATTCCTCCTTCAGGTTGCAGAACCGCATGAATGGCGCCTGCCAGCGCACCCGCACCACCCCGGTCGGGCCGTGGCGATTCTTCACGTAGTTGATCTCGGCGGTCCCCTTGTCGGTGCTGTTCTCGTCGTAGACCTCATCCCGATACAACACCATGATCTGGTCGGCCTCCTTCTCGACCTCGGACGAGTTGGCGATGTCCCCCATGCCGGGCCGCTTGTTGCCACGTTCTTCGCAGGCCCGGTTCACCTGGGCCAGGCAGATCACCGGGATATCCAGCTCGCGGGCCAGCTCCTTGAGCCGCATGACGTTGTCCCCCACCTGCTGCCAGCGCTCGGCGTTGGGGTTCACCCCCTTGATGCGCTGCAGGTAATCCACGTAGAGCGCCGTCAGGCCGTGCTCGTGCTTCCAGCGCCGGGCGAGCCGCTCAATCTCGCCAATGCTCACCCCGGACTTGTCGAACACCCGCAGCTTGGAGCCAATCAGGCGCCCGGTGGCGGCAGTCAGCCGCGCCCAGTCCTCGTCATCCAACTGGCCGGTGCGCATCTTGTGGCTGTTCACGCGGCCATCCATGCAGCAGATCCGGGTGCCAATCTGCGCGACCGGCATCTCGGCTGAGATAAACCCCACCGAATGGCCGGCGGGCACCGCCAGAGCGCCCAGGATCATGTTCAGCAGCAGCGCGGTTTTCCCCATGGCCGGGCGGGCGGCGATGATCACCAGGTCCGAGTTATGCGCTCCGTTGGCGGCCGCATCCAGATCGGGGATCCCGTAGGTGACCCCCTGCTCAAACCCCATCTGGTAGCGCTCGATGGCATCGACTGCCGCCCTGGCAATCTCCTCCGGACCGTGCTCGTACTTGCCACTGGGCTGAGCGATGCGCATCAGCGAGGATGCCAGCTCGTCAGAGACGTTCTCGCCGCGCTCCAGCCGCGGCAGGGCCTCACGCAGCATCAGGTAGGTCTTACGCAACTGGTAACGGGACTGCACGATCTCCTGGTAGGCGCTGAAGTTCGCCGAGCTTGGGGTGTTCTTGGCGATCTCGACCAGGTAGGCGAACCCGCCGATCATGTCCAGCTCGTTGCGGCGCTCCAGCTCCCCCTGCAGGGTGATGAGATCGATGGGCGTCCGGCTCAGGTGCAGCGCCAGACAGGCGGCAAAGATCCGGCGATGGACCTGCGAGTTGAACGACTCCTGGGTCAGGCGGCACTCGGCCATCAGGCTGGCATCGAGCAGCACACAGCCCAGCACGGAGGACTCCGCATCGTGGCTGTAGAGCCGCTCGCTCAGGTGGTGTTCGGCCTGTTGCGGGGCGATGGCGCTAACGTTTTGGTTTCTCATGGCATCACTCCCCAAAAGCGCGTGGACGGAAGGCCGGAGCCGATGGCTTGCCGCTCGGGGCAGCGTCCTCGCCAAAGGCCCGTGGCATCGGCGGCTCCGGTTTACGGTTAGCAGGTTTTCGCGACGGGCTGGTGCAGGAGCGACGGACCCAGTTTCGCCAGGTCTTCTCCCAGTCCAGCTTCACCGCCTTGGCGCCTGGCAGTGATTGCCAGTAGTCGGCGAAAGTTTCCGCCTCCAGCAGGATCTGGTTTCGCAACAGGCCAAGCTCGGTCATTGCCCACTCACCCCAGGCTTTGGGAAGTTTCCAGTCATCAGGCAAACGCGTCCCGCGCTTTGATTTTTCCCCCTTGGGGGATACAGGGGGTATTACTGGTTCAATGACTGGTTCTAAAGAGTGACTGATTCTATGTGCAGCTCCTGCACCACCCCCTAGTGCAGCTCCTGCACCACCCTGGTGAATCTCCTGCACATTCGGATGTGCAGCTCCTGCACCATCAAGACTCAAAACGTACATGTTCGACTTCTTGCCATTAGGCCCTAATCGACCCTCTTTTTTCAGCAATCCGGATTCACACAGAGCCTCAATGTGATTGATCACTGAACGCCGGGAGATCTCACACTGATCGGCAATATGCTGATGTGATGGCCAGCATTCACCGTTGTCGCTGGCATTGTCTGCCAGCTTGATCAGCACCAGTTTGCGAAGCGGGTTACCTACCTTGATGCACATCGCCTTAACCATAAGAGCCATGCTCATCTCACACCTCCAATTCATCAGCCAATCGGCGCACGGCCAGCTCGTACTCACGCTGGGATAACCCCATTGCTTGCAATTCACGCTTCTTGAGCTCATAGAGCTCCCAGATGGCAACGGATGAGGGGTTAACCATGAGCCACCTCCTGCTCGGTGTACTCACAGGCGGGGCACTCATAAGCGCGGTCATTGCTGCCGGACTGCAGATCACTGCCGCACAGTGGGCAGTGGTTGAGGTCGTTCAGCAAGGGGTGGCCCCCATGGGCCATGGTTGAATTGGTCATTGCTGGGTCCTGTTGGTGGTTGGGCAGCTGGTTAGGCCGCTTGCTGTGCTTTGTCAGAACTGGAGTAATCGCCAAACCCGAAATCCAAAGCCCCGTTGCTTGCCCCAACAAACAGGGCCGCAGCCTTTGGGGACACGATCCCGCCGTTCTTTTTCTTCCAGTCGTTAAAACAAACCCGGTTGTAACCAATGGCACTTGCAGCCTTTGCTGCACTGCCAAAAAACTCAATCGGTTCTTCAATTCGCATGGTTGGTCCCCTTATGTATCCACAGCAATATTAGTAAGAACAAACTAACTAAGCAACAAAAACAAACCTAACTTGCACAGAGGCATAATGGGATATGTTTGTTGAATCTAACGATATGGTGAAATTGATGTCTTCCTTTAACGAAAGACTCCAGCAACTGATGGATGAGAAAGGTCTTAAGCCAGCAGATCTGGCTAGAAAAACGGGCCTATCAAAACCAACGCTGAGTGCCATCATCCACGGCAACACTACCGACCCAAGAATCAGCAGCGTCTTGGGTATATCAAGAGTGCTTGGTTGTGACCCGATATGGCTTTTCGTAGGGAAAAGCAGCTCTGAATACGCATCAAGCATGGAAATATCGAAGGTGCCAATCTGGGAACTCGCCGATCTGGCTGGCCAGCCAAGCGATGCCATCCCGCTAATTGATACCGGCCGCCACCTGGTCGTAGAGGAAGGTGGTCACTTGTGTGCCGTGGTTGCAGCCAACGACGACTTGGCCGGTAGTGGCATCCATAAGGGAGATGTCATAGTCATTGATATGAGCCCTGAACAGCGCAAGTTAGTTCCTGAGGACATTGCATTGGTACGGCACGGAGATAAGGTCCTGCTCCTCCGAGCTAAGACAGCTCTTGATGGAATGAACCTAGTCGTTGATGACCCCCACTTCGGTTTCCTGAAAGCCAGTGACGCCCTTATCCTTGGTAAGATGATCGAGCTAAGAAGGGCATAACCCCCCCCCGACATCATGCTGCACAGCCCGCCAATTGGCGGGTTTTTTCTTACCCCCACTTCAACAGTCTGTGCGACACTCGCTCACGCAGTTAAATTTTTCTTACCACCCTATTGCATTGTTAGTTATTCCTTCCTATCATGACCTCAGTAAGTTTTGCCTAACGAGAGATTCAATGCGTGAGGTAAAGCGAACCAAGACCGATAGCAACAAGGGGCAACGTGGAAGGCGGCCAACCGTGGTGAAGGTCTTGGGTAATGCCACACGAACGGTGAGAGCCCGGGCCGGAGACGTAACCGGCAAACCTCCGGATCTGGCGGAGTAAAAAGCCAGCAAAGAATTGAGTACCACCCGGCAACAGGACCCAGCCCCAACCAGGGCAGCAGTGAAGCGCCTGACCAGCGCGTAAGAACGACAAAGCCCGCACAAGGCGGGCTTCGAAGGACCGGGTACCACCCGGTCAGTGAAAGCCGAGGGACCAACCCCAGCAATCAGGACCCAGCATGACGAATCAACTGGGAATTAGCGAGGACCAACTCGCCAACAGGAGTGAATGTACCATGACCAGACGCCTTTTTTCCAGAGCCGCGAAACGCGCCGACCAGATCGTTGCCGCCATCGCCGACCGCCTGAACGGCAACGCCGCCCGCCGCCGAGCCATCAAACAGCGCCTGCACCTGGCCATGATGGCCACCGAGCGGCACCACATTGTTGCAGCTCGAGCCGCCCAGAAGCGCACCGCCGGCATCACCAAGCACAGCGCCCTCCTCCACTGGCGCATACAGTTTCACCGCAAAGCCGTCTGACCCGGGTCTGGCGCTTCCCTCATAGCGCCGTAGCCAAAGCCTCTTTTTCAAGCACCGCCAGGATGCTTTGGCTTCGCTCACGCCAAATTCGGCTGAGCTCGCTCTTTAACAGTCAGGAACCGACACACAACCACTAATCCCGAGGTCGGTAGGGATGCGCGCTAACCCGTTAGAACCGGAATGCGTGTGTGACAGTGAAGAAGGAAATACCCAAGCAATACCCAATCAAGAAATGGCTGCCCGCTGGCAACAGCGGGTATCCCAAGGCGGCTCCAGTGGAGCTGGCAACAACATAGCGTCGAAGCTGTGGCCGCCTTCGGATAACCAAGAGGACCCCGACCATGAAAAATCTGACCGAAGCCCAGGTGATGGGCTTTCGCGGCGCAATGGTGCCACCCACCCGCCGCAAGTACCACGTAGACGCAGCCCCATCCGCCGAACAGGCGCGTATGGCCCGCAACAAAGCCTCTGCCCGCCGCGCCATCGAGCAGTATCACGAAGCGCTCGCCCTCCGTCGTGAAATGGAGATGTAGCCATGAAGAATGCAGATATGCCAGCGATGCCAGTTGAGCTTAGCGGGTTCGGATCGTATGAGCCGATTGCTTACACCGGACTAACCAAGCGCGAGATGATGGCAATGCACA